ACGCCTTCGCGCAGCTTCGGGTCAGCAAGCTCAGCTTTGCGCCAAGCTGGATAATCTGCTTCAGCCAACCAAGTCTCGACGCTTGTATCGGACTCTGCTGCGAGTGGAGTGAGGTTTGATCTAATCCACTTTCGGACAAACCTTCGAAATTTCCTGCGCATCCTTGCTTTTGGAGGCGGGGGCTTGAAGGCCATTCGTTTTGCGGCCCCGGAAAGGACTGAGAATGTGCATTGTGGGTCTGGCTGGGGATTTGCTGCCCCAACGATGTGTGGCCCCAACGAGACTTGCAGTATTTGACGCCTGCTATGATCAAACTCATCGAAAGTCCGAACTTTAGACCCATCTTTAATCCCTGCCAAAACAGGGAGTTCGACTTCATCGACTCTGTATCCAAAGAGTCCCTGCCTTGCATTCCGGGGCCCTTGACAAAAAGCGAATCCTTACGCTTGTCAATATAATAACAATACATCCCGTAAACTACCAAGGCAGAATCCGAAGCCAAATAATGGTGTTTCCACACTCCATGTCTATTGACATTAACTGTTGCCACAGATTTAGCAGCCGAATTTATTCTATTCCAAGCTGTAACATGATCCAAAGACTGACTAATGTTAGCAGAATTTGAAATCTGGGCAATAACTTCAGCACTTACATTGAGTTCAGTTACCCTCGTAGGAAATTTCCATATTGTACATTTCAAAATGTCTAAATTCAAATTGTGAAAAAATCCATCGAAGGCAGCTATTACCTGAACTGAGTGCTTAACTTTAAAAGGCAATGACTGATGCTTCATATCCTGCGCCTTCTGAGCGTCGATTCTGGCGTCAGCAGGAATAGAAGGTAAGAATCCGTCGAATTCCATAACGTTGTGTTTGTAATGTTTATATCCGTGGGATGACCACAACGCTGGTTCATCGAATTCAATTCTCCAAGTCGTCCAATCAATGGGATCAGGCTCTATAGGAGGTGGGGGTTCGTCGCGCTCTGATGACGAGCCAGTGTCATTGCTATCTCTACTGCCGTCCAATGGTTCAAAATCACCCGGGGCATCTGATACCTTCGAGGTGAAATTAGGTCGCTTTTGTGTTGATCCACTAGAGACATTGAGTTTGCGCTTATGTTGCGCTTTCTTACGTTTATCCCGCTTATTGCTTTCAACGGTCTTAGGTGAAACTTTTCTCTCTTCATCTCTAGTTGATTCTTTTTGAACCCACTGAGGTGATTTCTCTTTGTTTCTATTCCTTGGAAGGCCAACCCAGTCTCCTTCCTCTGACTCTGAAGAGACATCATCGCCATAGGAGCGCTCAGCCAATTTGTCTAATCGTTGCTTCTCGAGTGCTCTCTGTGCGATATATTGGGCGCAATAGTACGGGTCATGGGAAAATTTGCAATTTTTACCATACTTGCAGGTCTGTTTTTGCAAAAAATGCCTACATGGTCTAAACTCTTCGGTTTTACCAACTGAAACTTCCGAAGATTTGGGTAGGATTTTCTCCCCATTTCTGGTCTTAATTTTATAAGCCTTAATCGGCTTTCCTTTTGGCCCAGGCATAATCGTGGGCGACGGGCCAGTCATTACCGACTTAACTTCCTTAGGCATAAACACTGGTGGATGCTTATCAGGCTCCTCCCACGTGTTATAAGTAACAGGAGTATTGGGTAAAGGTACAGGCCGAAAGGGGTCAGGCTTTTCTTTGTGTTCTCGTGGTCTACGGGATTTATGGGGCTGGTTCATGCCATCCATAATTGAACCATCCGGGAACATCTTGGCGAAATTCTCTCCATCCATTGCCAAATTAAATGAATAGGGTCCATTGTTCGCCACAATGTTTGCCCAAGTTTCCTGTGCTTTCAACATTTCCTCCTCTGATTTAGTATATTCTTTATCATATACTGGTTCGAATTTGAAAATGTCCTCATTGGGCTTAATGGGAACTGGGCTTAAGTTTGGATGTATAGTAATCACATCCAGATTAGGTGGCGGTGCACCATCTTCTTTTTCCATCGTTTGATTGTTTAACTTTAATTTAGGATTTAAC